AGAGTATCATTAGATTGACGAAAGTTAAGTTTAGCTAAATCTGTTTCTGTATACGGAGAAACGATTGTATGAACTACCGCTGAAGTCCCAGCAGACGAATAAGCCGTGTAAGCTGATCCGTTAATATCCACATCATTAATATCTGTTAGTTCGTAAGTATTAGTTGTCTTACTAGCAACTTTATAAAATTTGCCATTTAATTCGGTCATGCCTAACACACCGGTAATATAGATCTCTTCCCCGTTTGTATAAGGATGACCTGTGTCTGTTATAACAACAGGATTAGCAGCTGTAGCCCCCGAGATGGTTGTAGTTGATTCGAGAACTGCTCCTCCTTGGCTATAAAAACGAATGTATAAATTTCCAAATTCAAGAACATAAGCCTGTTCTTCATTAAATTCAAATCCAATAATTCGAGTGATCTTGGTACTATCTTTGACCTCTTTCATAAACTGGAATCCTGCGCGGTTAGAAACCCCACCTTCTGCTCGAACAAAGAAATTATCTAACGTCTTAGCTGCGGATCCAAATTTCGCAAGATCAACTCGCGAAAATGTTGAAGGAGAAATTACTCCGCCTGCAAAAGATATTTGTGGGACTTCTAATGGCATTATTTTCTCCCCCCACGCTCGTCAAAATTAGTAGGAAAATCTCGTCTCTCAATCTGATGTTATTCAATTGCTTTCATAAGAAATGAATCTTTTCCTTTTGATTCTGATTCAGCAGACTTTATAGCCTTTTCCATTGTTGAAAATTTCTTAGATCTTTTTCCTGTTTCAGGATCTCTAAAATCATTTTCATTCATAATATTGAATGCTTCATCTACCGATACTTCTCTTCCATTAAACATCGTAGGAATATTTATCCATTTTCCATCCACTTCGATAGTAGTAAGACGTTCTGTAGAAAAAGTATTATCGTCATTTTTAATGATAGGTCTTCCTGAAGGCAAATAACCAACAATTTCGGTTCCAAGTGGCCCTAATTCTGGCATTATGTTCGTCCCCCAATTCTTGCACGCTCCCAAGGAGAATCAATTTCTGGATCTGTTTCGCCTTCACCTGAATCAACTGCCTGTGCTGCAGCAATTGTATTTCTATAAACAGTAAGACATGCTTCTTGGCTCTGGTCACTCCCACTTAAAGCTGGTGCAAGTTCACTTGCAAGATACCAACTAAAAGATTGTACAAAACCGGGAGAGAATAATGTGGTATTTGACACATCAAATGTATAGATTGCTCGGGCTTCATCAGTATCACATAAAATACTTAAACCAGAACCATCGTCTTCTACTTCGACCCTATAAGGAATAGCTACATTTGTTTTTGACGAACGTTCTATTGACTGGATTTTCAAACAATCAGAGGGATAGTCATAACGAAATCCCCAAGTAACTGGTAGCATAGGATCCGAACTAATATCGGCAAGACCTACTCGTTTTGTAGCAAAATTCCAATTATGATCAGCTAATACAAATCGACGAACAACATCGTAATGAATTCTACATTGAACGGCAGTGTTACCAGTATCCGTAACTAGATTAGCAATCGTAGTTGTAGTCTGCTTAATATGGGCAAGAGCTAAATTACAAATTTGAGCTTCGCTAACAGCCATAACTATTTATCCTTTTTAGTTTCTTCCTTTATTTTTGGCTTCGGATTAGCTTTGACTTTAGGTGATTCAATAACTTCCGCATCAGAAGGCAATTGATTAACAAATTTGTCCGGAACTTCGTTTGGATTGTCTCGTTTCCTAAAGCGGCCTTCCGGATAAGACCAATCTCTTTTAAAATTAACTTTCATTTTTTCTCCTAGATTGGGAGGAGGCATATGCCTCCCCCCGTTTTAGATCAAAGCTTAATTAGTAGCATCAGGATAAGCTTTCCATCCTTGTGGATCAAACGTCAAGAAGGCAGAATAAGTGCCTGCTGAAGTTGTCGCCGTTCCAACGATCGCCTGCAAACCAAGGAATTGCTCATAAGAGTTACCTTCATTTGGTAAAGCGAGTATAATCTGATGACCTGCAACCAGAACAGCTTCTGCTATTGCACCAGTCTCGAGATGAGCAGTCGAGGTAGTAGCATGAACAGCGGCTGTGCTATCAGAACGAAGCCGGAAGTTAACCGTAGAGGATGAACCAGAGACAGCAACATCTATCTGGATAACCAGATAGACTTGGCGTCCTTGGCCAACATCACGAACATTATCCATGTCGATCTGATTGGTTGCGAGATAGGTACCAGTTGATTGCGAAATATCTTCGCCATCTGCAAATTCAAGACGTGAATCTAAAATCATAACGTTCTCCTTCCAAGAGAATTTGGTGAAGAGGGGTTGTTAGAACTCCTCACCGGGGGTTGTTGTTTAGGATATCAAAGCTTCATCTGCTGCTAATGAATCGCAACGTCGAAGAGGGATACCTTGGAATTGTGTAATCATCTTACCACCAACATTATCGATAGTGAGAGTTGAGCCTGAAGTAGCATTAGTCGCCTGTCGACGAACAAAGCTCATAGTGTTCCGAGACATGTAGAAAGCAGACCGACCCATATTAAGATTTGGGATCTGAGTCAGAGCTTGAAACATTAAATCCGGAAGGTCTGCTCCAGAAGCAGCATCATTAGTCAAAGCTGATTTATCAATGTTACAAATGCGAACTACATAACGCCAATCACGAACGGTAAGACCTGCGTCCCAACGGTAATGTGTGCGATATGCTTGCATACGACCAGTATTGGATCCACCAGAAGCATCTTCAAGTGTAACCTCGCCGAGATCAGAACGCTGTAGACCAGCAACTGAACCTTTAGGGATAATACCAAAGCATGTTTGAGGAGACCATACTACCAACCAAATCGATGCATTGTCTGAACCAGAACCACCGCCTGCAATAACGTTATCAGAATTATCAGCTGACAAGCTATTATATCGGGGACTAAATCCAGTAAAAGCTTCTGGTTCGGTTGTTTCATTACCATAGAACAAGGTATCAACAATTTCTTGATTAAGACCTTCCAGGTGTGCCCGTTCTTCAACCATGCGAAAAGCTGCAGTGTTATTAGACAAATCAGCTAAGGCTTTATCAACTTCAGCGTATGCTTCTAACATACCTGTTGCATCGTCAACCTGCGCTTGAGTTCCTTTGTCGGGTTGAACCCCACCATACATTTTACGCCACGTTGGTGTGGGTAGTCCTGTACGAATAGAAGTTCGATTACCTGTAGTCAAGTTACCTTCAACCCAACTCATATCGTCAAGAATCTCGTTTTGTTCAGCAAGAATCTCAACGATATCTGCAATTCCACCATCTGGATCTGTAGCTTTTGCTAGATCTAAAAGGGTGGGGTTAGTTACTCCTAATGCTGCCATAATGTTTCTCCTTAAAATATATAATTATGATGAGCTACCTTTATGACGTTCTTTCGTAGATCCATCGTCATTGTAATGGCTCGGATACATACGACGTAACCTAGCTTCTTCGTCACCAGGCTTTGCTGCTCTTCCTCGGACAAGTTGATCTGCCCGTAAAGTTTCCCCAACACGGTTTAGCATACGAACAAGAGCTGGATTTTCCCCATACATCTTGTTTGTTTGCAGGAGCTCCATCATTTCTTTGTCTCCATACCTTTCGGCTGCAGCTAGAACATTTGGAACAGTGACTTCTTTAAAGTTATCACCGCCGATTTCTTTATCGCTAAGCAATTCGCCTCGCCATTCAGAAAATCTTTGCTCCCATTCAGCACCAGACGATTTAACCATTTTAGCACGGAGATCAACTAGCTTCTGTGCATCTTCAATAGATATACCTTTGCCATTATTCATTTCAGCAGCTATATCCTTAAATTCGCCTAGGCTTGCTTCGTCTATCCCTATGTCTTTTGGCATTTCTAAATCATCATAGTTTACTGGCTCTGCTTTACCGTCTGCATCGTCGCCATCAGCGTCCTTTGCTTCTGCGGTAGCATTATCAGCATCTTTTTCTTCCGATAACATTGTGCCGTCGGCCGGGGAGGTCACGTCACTGCTATCAGAAGAATCTTTTTGGTTTTCACCTGCGGTATCGGTGATTTCTTCCGCAACTTCATCAACCATTTTTATTCTCCTGTAATTGATCATTCATCATAGTTAAAAATGCTTTTGGTTCTGATTCCATAATTTCATTATATAACCATAAACCAAGATCTCTCTTGCCTAAATTATAAAAAGTTGTACTATTGCCCGTAAACATATCCGGAGCTAATAGTTTTGACTGATCCATTATACGCCATAAAACTCTGCGACCCGAAGGATTATTTAGCATTGCACTTATATCTTCTTTTTCGCGAGAAATTTGAAGATCATATTTTTTCTTTCGTTTCTTATGTTGTTTAGGATCAGTGTAATCTTGTTGTTCTTCTTCGATCATTGTGATCCTCCTCGAAGACCACCAACTAGATCTCCTAGTGCATTACCTGCAGTCGTATCAACGTCCGATAAGCCTTTAGCTGCGTCAACCCCCATTTGGAGATTTGCTAAATTTTGAGCATTTTGTTCTGCTTTAGCACGAGCTTCACGTTGTGCAGCAACAACTTCTTCTGAAACGACCATATCATTTGGAACTCCTAAATCCGTTGCCATTTGTTCCACTACTTTATCGGCATTAATTTTATCCAATACTTCGGGACGAAGTCCCGCCATTTGGCCGGTAAATCCTACCCAACGTTCCATAGCCCCAGTAGAAACTAATTTCTGAGCTTGTGCTAAAACACTAATATAATCAACCTTAACTTCGGATCCCATCATTTCTTCTGGCGGAGGAGGTAATATTTGGGGAGCTTCTGGATTTCTCCATCCTGGTTCACTTAATTTCATAAGCCGTGCAAAAGTATTATCAACCAATGGATCTAAAAGCTCTTCGTGCATACCTTCAAGGACAGGACCAAGTTGTAATAATTTTTCTTCCTGTCGAGCTGTTATTTCTGTTGCAGTCCGAACATCATCTTGTCGGCTAATAAGTAAGAATAAATCAACATAAAAAGCTCGATTTATCCGATCTTCGGTCAGTTGTATGTCCGCTGAGAGCTCGTTGACTCTTGGGTTAACCTGGTATATAGGCCTAAATATATTGTTTGGATCATCACTGAAGTTATTCGCTCCAGGGAGGAGACTAACGTTTGAAGACTTCAGGGACGAAGGAGCAGTTGTTGGAGGTGCAACCATTTTAGCAATTGCTTTTCCTTTTTCTCGTTCCTGGACTTGAAGTGCTCGGCTATCGCCAAGTGCATCCATACCAGGACTAAAGCCAAAAATATCTCCAGCTTTAGCATCCCAACGAGGAGCTAATATTGGAAAATATTCATATCCTTTAACTCGAAGAAATTTATTTTTAGTTAACCCATCTCTCCCGGGTTCATAATAAACTGAACGCCATTTAAATTTAGGATCGAGTTTAAATTCTTCGAAGTCCATATTTGCAACAGGTTCGATAACATGATGAACTTTGATCCATGAGCTATATGTTCCTACATCATAAAGCGTCTGAACACTCTTACTGACATTATCATATCCAAATTCATCTATAAGTTGATATACTGTCATTTCGTATTCTCGACCAAATGTATCAACTTTAAGCTTACCATTAATATCTAAATAATATTCGCCTGCTGTAAAATTAGTAAAACGAGTTATTGTATCAAAATCATCTTCTTGAATCATAGCTGATGTACCAATCACTCCAGCTTCTTCATATATTAAAGGCAAAGATTTATATAAATTGGATGATGCAAATACTTTATACATTAATCGTTCAACATGATCAAGCCATTCCCTAACTGGTCCAAATTTATCCATCTCGGGGTCAGGTGGAGCTAAACGGAACCAAGGCCGGGCAGGAGAAGTAATACCTGTCATTAGACCACTGACTAAAACACGACGAGCAAATAAAGGCGTATTGTTTGTTAATACATTTCGTTTATTACCTTTATTCCGATCAGTAGTTAAGAATTTTCCACGTCGAGGGCTAAAGTTATCTATTAAATCTTGCCAATGTTTATCCCATGAACTTCTTTCGGATCTCATCGCCCCCATCCGCCGGTTCATATAATCCATTGCTGTATTAGGCTTAGTGTTACTTGTATCTACCATTATCTATGCTCCCAAAAGGGTGTTACCCCCCAAATTTTCTTGCGATAGTAATGTTCCTACATAGGCTCCTGATTTTTGTGCTGCAGCTTGCCTGGTACTAGAAAATGTTGCGGACGCTTGTGTGCGCCTACGCCCCCTTGCTGCTTTTGCTGGCTGCCCTGTTGATTCTGCTGATACTACGGGCGGCGCTGGTGGCGGCGGTGGCGGCGGTGGTGGTCTGTATCCTCCTCCTCCACACATATTATGATCCTCCTAAAAAAGTTGTTCCAGTTGATTCCGGAATTAATAATCCTTGTGGACTTGTAGCAATAGTCGATTTCGCTCCTTGAAGATTTCTTGCTCGTTTTTCTGCTTGTTCTCTTTCCCGTTTCACTGCTGGATTAGCTCTAGTAGGCGGAGCTGGCGGAGCTGGCGGTGGTGGCGGTGGTGGTGGCATTGATGGTGCTCCTCCAAAACACATTAGGTTTCTCCTTTATATGGATCAAAATCATGTTTAGCCTGTTTTACTTGATGAGATATCCCTTTTGGATCTTTACTTACAACAGGCATAGCAAATGTTAAAGCCAAAGCATCAGCTCGGTTTGGCGAAGGAATCCCTCTTCGCTTCATATCTTCTTTTGCTTCGAGCTGGATTTTCCCGTCAAGCCTTGGTTTGATCTCAGGGCCAATTAAATCTGTATGTAATATATCATCATTTGGGATACATGCACCATTTTTTAACCAGATCCTCATTTCATTCCACATGTGAGCTCTGAGGTTGAGACATCCCGAATCAGGACTTTTCGCACTAAACCATATGATCTGCCAATTGCGACCCATAGTCTTACCAGCACTAGCAACCCCAGTACCAAAACCCCCGTCAATATGTACAGCATCAGCGCTATAATCGTCTTCAAGGCGGGCAAGGATATTAGCCATTTCAATATCATTATCGTTTTTCTCCCATACACCAAGCATCTTACTAAATAGACCTTGACGCATATAGATGACAAATTCGTCGTCTCCTGACCATGCGGGATCCACCCCGATGACGATTGGAGCAAATTGATAAGTAGGTTTTCTAAGCATTCGTCCTTTACAAGTTTCTACATCTTCTTCATTAATAAATTGCTTAACTGACGATTTAGGAAATTCACCAAGGATACGAACTTTAACAGTATCGCTTTCTAATCCATAATCCGAGATCATTTCTTTAAGAAAACTTTTATTAGTAATTTGAACTTCCCGGCTATCAATCTTATAAGTTTTCCAACGATGACGAAACTTACGCCAACATTCCCGAAACCGACCTGTATTTCGTGTGGGATTCCCAAAACTAAATTGCATCGGTTCGCCATCAGTTAATCCACCTTCTTGAACTTCAAAAATAGCATCCGGGATAGCTGATGCTTCATCGTTAATATAATATGAAGTAGAATTGACTGCATGCTGACCAGCAAACGATTCGGAGTTTTCTTCACGGCAAGTTTGAGCGGAACAAAACCATTGTTCAGGATAATCGTTATGGTATATCCGGCTAGCTCCAATCGTGAACCAATGAGATGCAACACAAAGCTTCATCCATTTTTTAATCTGTGCCCAAGTTTTTGTTTCAAGTTGTTGGAAAGTATTAGCTGTAACTGTACCTTGTGCAAAAGGACGAGTACATTGAATCCAAGTATTAATCCATCCAGTCATTGCGCTTTTACCTATACCATGGCCAGAACTAACTGCCATACGGATAGCATCAACAGACTTATGACCATCAAATCCTCTATCTTTAACTGCTTGTCCTAAATCTTCTAGGAATTCACACGCCCATTCATCAGGGCCATATATAGCTTTATATTTCTTTTTCCATTTACCTTTTAACTTACAAACTTGTAATGAAGAGTCTGTTGTCCATGGAAAAGCATACATCACAAAGCCCAAAGGATCAGCATAAAACCGAGACATATCTTGAGCAAGTTCGTAATCTATATCAATTTGTTCACTTGTTGCTAACACGCTTTCGTCCTTCCTGGATTTGAGCTACTAGTTCAGGGCTAAAAGCAACAGAGGCTCTAACCTCTTGTGGAAGCTGTTTCACCCAAAGCTTATAAAATTCTTCTGGTCTACGTTCAGCAAATTCAATTAGAGCTGGAACCCCACCGATCCCCTCGAAAGCTAATTGTAATGCTTCCTTAACAAAAGCGGGATGCTTATTGGGTTTACCCTTTCGAGATCCCCCTCCGTATTTTGGTCCATGAGGTCCTAACTTTGCCATAAAAATCTCCAATCCTTTAAATCATATTTCATTTAAGTTTAAATTACCACAAATAAAACGCACTAAAATCGCTGATTGCGCTTTTTGTGCTTTATTTTATCAAGAAAAAGTGGTCAAGGTGTCTAAAGCGACCATTTCTACCTATTACGTTCTTACTAGAATAATATATGGTGTTTCTATGCTGTGCTATACATTCTCTATATATTATAGACACCTTAACCACTTATATAAATAAATATAATAAAAATAAGGATTTAATAAGGAGGCTAAGGACAAATCCTTTAGCCTCTTAGCTATTATTTCCAGCCACTTTCTTTAATATATTGCCTAATTTTCTTTAAATCCCAACCTTCACGAGTGTAAACAGTAACTTTTGCACCTTTATATTTTATCTTTTTATGGTATGGAATATAGTCTAATCTCTTAATCAAAGACACCTTTTCACTTCGGCTAAGATCTATCAAATCATCTTCAAACATTGTTTTTTCTTTAAGTGCAACAAATAAAGGTTTAGTAAAAAATAGATTTTTATCATATCCAATCCCACCTTCTTTTAATAACTCCCTAACTTCGGATAGACCTCCAATCTTTTCTTCTTCAATCATAATCATAGCTTTTTTAGAATGTGTTTCGGGTGCTCGTACAGAAGATTTAATTATATCAGTAGGATAATCTATCATCCAACGCCTTAACTCCGGACCAATATCTCTAAGGTCTTCAAATAAACGATAAAAATAATCCTGTTCAGGAAGTTGCTCTTTAGTAATAGGAGAAAATACGATCCAGTAGCGGCGGTCGCCTTCGTCCATAGGAAGAGCATCACGGTAGTTAGTAAAACACATATAATTTGTAACATTATGGGATAGAAAAGGCTTTACATTTTTTTCATTAATTTGGATCACACTATCAGTAATCATAGGTTTAAGAGAATTTGCAGTATCAAAACGATTATGACCAGCTAATTTAAGTTCTTCTAAGATATTTACTGCTTTATTAGTTGCCCAGCCATTAAATGTACTAGCAACTTGGGTAGTTAGAACTACTCCAATATTTGGTGCTGCTAAACATTTTAAGAGAATATATTTCATTAAGGATTTACCTGCTCCTTGTCTAGATTGGATTACAGGAGCCCAGAGGATCTTCTGTCCAGGGAATTGAACATTATGGGCCAACCATTGCAACATAATTTCAGTATCAGCATCATTACCAATAAGCAAACGGATATGATCAGTAATTCGATCAATAATTTCTTGTCCTTCTTTGCTTATATAATCTGCAGTATCAGGAATAGAAGAAGGAATAAAGCTATTCATAACTCTTTGACCATTAAAAGTTAAAACCCGATCTTCATACATAGGTAAATATTGCGTTCCATCCAAAACTTCTAAATAGTTACCTTGAGCAACATACCAAGTGGCCGAAGGTCGCTGGCCTCCTTCCCCCATAGGACAATATTGGGTATTTTCTAAATTAAAAGCTTCAGCATTTAATAAGCGACCAGTAGGGAGATAAGCATAACATTTATGGGAAAGTATATAGGCCCAAGATTTACACCAAGTAGGCGTATCGTGGTTAGCTCTAACTGGTTGTACAGGTCTAACTTGGGAACGAATAGTAGCAATCCCAGGCTTAACTCCTGTAATCTGATGAAGGCGGCGCTGGATAGTAACCGATAAGACTTCACGGTCTTGGTCACTCATTTCTGTTTTACGGATATCAGTACATAAAGAAACTGTAATTTCACGTTCATCCGAACTATGGATCCGATTAATAAATTGTTGTCGGCGGTTAAGAGCTTCATCAAAATCTCTCGCCTTAGTCATATGAACTAATGTTCCGATAGTAACACGGCCGTCAACAATAAAAGAAGGCCAGCGAATAGCTGTTTCACCTTCTTTATAAGTATCGCCTCCAATCGACCATTCTTCCCAAAGTTCTAA